AACCATTTGCAGTTGATAAAAATGCTGATGCTGAATCAAAACTTAATGTAACATTTGGGTTAACGTGTTTTCTTAATTGTCTTTGTATTTGAGTTAAGAAACAAGCCCAATCTAGTTGTGATGTTCCTAATACGTGAATCCAATCTTTGCCATCTAATTTCTTTTCATCTCTCATAACAATTAGTCTTTTAAGTAATATTTCCATATCACACATATTAATACCACCAAATGCCCAACCTTCAAACTCGTAGTCTTTCATTTTGTCATACCAAATTTGACCTGTTTCCCAATCGTCACCTTGTAATACGTTTAAAAATTTTGTTTGTCCTAGTCTGTTTTTTTGGAAGAAATCATTGTTGTATACAGTTGCATCTAAACAATCCTGAAATGAATTCAATCCTGATTTGCCACTGTTTAGTTCATCTGCCGCCCATGTAGGTACGTCTAATGTCATTGCCCAATCACTTGTTAGTTCTAGCCAATTTAATATATTGCCTCTAACTGTGTTTGCTTTGGTACCTTCAAAGTCTTTCCAATCAAATTTTATAACACCTTTTGCTATTTGATATCCACCCGAGTCTCCTACGATTGTGCTAAATTTTCTATCTCTGTTAACACACATAGAATCTCTGTCATTTACTTTGTCCATATCTAAACAGGCGTGACCTGCCGAGTATAATGCTGTATTGTATGTAAAGTAACCTTCGTCTGGATTAATAAAGTTTAAACCTTCTACTCCTCTGTCTAAACCTTTTGGAATTCTTTCTGTTGGAATATGAGTACCTTTGGTAACTCTTTGTTTGGAAATGAATGTATTAAAGAAATTTGAGATAGCCGGCAAGAACACTGCAAAATTTCTATTAAAATTTCCTAAATGTTCTTGCCTTTTATCTGTCATTACTGCGCCTGAGCTGGAATTATATATTGATACTTGCCTAATCCTGATTCAACAGTTACCATCATTGCTCCCTCGTTTGAGAAATGCAACATAACTTTTGCTGAATCCGATAGTTTCAGTATTTGCAATACCTGTGCTACAGGCCAACTCCATCCTTTATTTAGAGTTCCTTCCACTCCACTTGCAAAAACAAATTCTCCACCGTGTGATGCTTGATCACCAAATGTGAATATCAGGTTACCATTCTCTGTTCTAACAACAAAAGAATTATGTTCTGTATTTGCAATAGATTGAAAGTTAAACCTTTGTACATTTGCCACTGTTGGTTCAATTTCAACGTCCCACTTAACACCTTTAAATTTAACTGTTTTAAGTTTCTCGTTGATAATCTCAGCATTCATAAATCTGTAATCGTTTTTAAAGTCACCTTTTTCATTTTGAAAATGAATACCGGTAGGTACTTCAACATTATTTCGTGTACCGTTCATTACAGTTATTTTTGCTTTGTCTTTATATTCAGGACACTTTAAATGAATATCTAGTTTATTCAATTGAGGCATACCAAATGTACCAACCATTTCTGGTTGTGCGTTATTAAAGGTTCCTTGCAAGATTACTGATCTGTCTTCTGCCATTGAATCAATGCCAGTTTGGTTACTGTCTCCAGTAATTTTGACAAGATCTAAAAATCCCAGTCCATGCGTGTGTTTAACTATGTCTTGTAAGATATCTTTCATACGTTTATTGTATACTCCTTTTTTAAATTAATCAATAGTAATTTCACTTATTTTATATACTGTTGGATTCTGTTTACCAGGCTTTTTACAGATAAAATAGTTAGCACCTGGTTTAAATTGTGCCATTTCTATGACTTCATATCCCTCATCTTCAATTATTTTCTTCATTGCAGTCTTGGTATTATAGTTCCAATACTTCCTTTTAGCTTCTCGTAAGTCAAAATCAAAATGACAATCAGCATAATGTATAAAACAATAACCACCAGGCATTAATACCCTTTTAATATCGTGTAGATAGTGTTGTATATGATTTTGTGTAAAGAATGGAAATGTGTCCCAACTAAACACTAGGTTGCATGAATGTTGTGGAATTTTTGAACATTCTGTTTTACGAGTATAATAGAATTTAAGATATTTTTGATGGAATGGATTAAAACGTCTTCTAATTGTTTCTTCTAGTTCAGGTAATACTTCTAAAAAATAATTTAATCTCCATGCTCTAAATTCTTTAGAAAACATACCAGTACCTGGACCAATTTCTAAACAATTATAAATGCTTGTTTTACTAAAATGACCAATTTTGCTTTTTATTGTTGCAAATAGCATTGGGTTAACTATAGGTTTTTCTCTTTTTCTTTTTAAATCTTCTCTAAACCAATCAAGGGTTTTATCTAATCTATCAATTTCATCTTCATTATTGGCGTCAACAGCTAGTTCTAAATCTGTTAATATTTTTAAATTACTGTCAATTAATTCTTGTAAGTCGACTTTTTTAATATTTTTTAATTTATCAATTAATAGTTTTATTTCTTCAATGCTTAACATAATATTATTTAGATTTCAAAAAGTTTGTTAAATGTATTTGTGGTTTCTGTACTTTTAATATCCCAGCCTAATACGCCAATTAAATTATCTAGTTTGCCATCTAATATAGATTCTTCCATAGCTTCGTTATCAAACGGTAGTTCCTTAAACCAGTCCGGAATACGTAATTCATCGGTTGGATATGCAACGGATGTATATCCTAATGGATTATTTTTAAGTTTACATACAATTACTTTTGCACCATCTAATATAGGCAATGAATACTTGTCACCATACATTTGTTTACATCTGTTCCAGTTCATACTTGCTCTTACGTGTCCTGGCATATTTGCTCTACCTTGTTTTTCTTCGGCCGCAGTATACTTGGTCACGTTGTTTGCTCTTTTTGGAGATCCTATTTCCCAACCTGGTTTTGCTTTAAATTCTGTTCTAAAACGTACAATAGCTTCTAACACTTGTTTCTCAGTTTTACCTATTAGTACCATGTACAATATATCACTTAAAAAGTTTTGTACGAATTCAGGAGTATCAGATCTTTTTAAATCTAATCCCATAGCTTTCATCTTGCCTTCTTTTCCTGCAACGTCTGTACGTGTTCCTTCAATGTCGTAATATAATACTGCATATCTTTTCTTTGTAATAAACAAACCTTTACTTGCAACAAGTTCTCTACCTGCTTTAATAACTTCACCACGTGTATGTGGACAATGAAATGCTTTTGTCATATATCCTGTAAATGTAATATTAAGTTCGTCTGCTATTTTATCATATAGTGCAATTACTGACTCTTTATTCCAAGAAATTTTACCCTCATTAATATCATTTTGTAAAGTTTTATGTGCTGTAAAATAAACTGAGTCTGTATCTCCGTATATTATAGATTCTCCAGTATGATTATATTTGCCTGCAACAATATCATTTACTTTTGCCGCCATGTGTTTTGTAATGCATCTACCTGTTAGTGTTACTGATTGTCCTATACGGATATCAAAAAACCTGCAACCAGGATTTAAAAGTGCTCCATATAAACTATTCAAGTTAATTTTTTTAACTAGTTGTCTTTTATCCCAGAATGCTCTTTCGATTTCGTTGTCACCACAAGCATTCATTTTACGTTGCATTTCTTGTCTTTCAATATACCAACGTTTTAATAAACCTGGGATTATTGCTTCAAATTCATATGTGAATATTGTACCATTTGCACTTAACATCCATTTATTTTTACTTTCAAAGACTAAATCATAGAGTTGGGCCGCCGACATTTTAACAGATGTACTATCGATCCAATCTACAATAATTTCTGTACCTTTATCTTTCTTCATTACTGCTTGATATTCCCAACTACCAAATTGTCCTTCCCAAGCCGCCGCAAACGATTTCTTTTGAAATTTTGCTCTGTTTATTTCTGCAGATGTTATTACAGGTCTTATTTGTCCTACTATTGTTTCTGGACCCATATTTAAAGCTCTAATTACTGAAGGATATAGTGACTTAATATCAAGAGCTCCTATCCAGTCATGCATACCTTTTTTTGGTGTTGCCACATAAGCACCAGCCGCCGATACCGGTTCGGCATCTTTAGCTCTGTATTTTCTGCCTGGTACAATCATGCCACGTCTATGTGCTTCATTAACTATTGCTTGTTCTGTAACTGCAACTGCACCCATTGTTGTTTGTAGTAATACTGTGTTTTGATGTGCTATTTCGTTGGCAAGTTCTATAAATTTTAATTTCTTCTCAAGTTTTGCAAGTAAGTTTGTATCCTGTCTATTATATTCTATAAACAATCCAAAGTCATTTTTATAAAGTGCATCAAGTGATCCTTCATACACAGTTTTCTTTTCGCCTAATTCATGATCACCAATTGCGTCTAATCTAAAACTATGACGTTCTTCATATGTGTATTTTCGATATAACTCTAATAAATCTAAATGTACTCGGCCAACTAAATCATAACTTAATTGTTCTCTACCATATTTTTCAAACGTTCTTTTCTTAGGCTTTTCACCCCAAAAACATAAACGTCTTGTATCATCTGAACTTAATACTTTTTGTATTCTACCTACGGTGTATGGAATGTCATAACCCTCTGAGTTCCAACCTGAGATAACATCTGCTTCTTCGATTAATTGTAAGAACGCATCTAGCATATCTTTTTCTTTTTCAAACAACATACAATTGGAGAATCTTTCCGTTTGCAGTTTAGCGTCTTGCATACTAATTGTTTTAGGTGGAATTGCAAATGTGACTAACTGATCCGTCCAACTCAAATAACAACTTATGGCAGTTATAGGCATGAACGGATCGTCAGTTGTTGAATAACCCCTTTCAGGATCAAAATCAACTTCAATATCAAAAAACAGTATGTTTAGTTTAGGAGTTTCCTTGCCTAGATAATTTTCCTCCAAACATCTAAACACTGGATTGATATCTTGTTCATAGAGAGTTTTATTGGATCTTATCCGTTGCTCTTTAATGAATTCTTTTGAAGTTCTACACGATACTTTTTGTAATGTGTGTCCTGTTATAGCTCTGTGTCTACCTCGTGCATCGGGATAATAAAATACATACCTAGCATCATAGTCAACAAAGATTCTTTTGCCTTTAGAGTTTCTTTCAACTACATATACCTTGTCTTCATTTTTTCGATATAATGCGTCTATGTAACTCATAAAACAAATACTCTTAAATTACCTATTATATTCATTATTGTAAACCATCCGGATAGTACTACTATCCAAATTTGTCTTCTTCTCCAACTAGCATAACACAAAGTACTAGAGCCAATCAAGTATATTGGAAATACATAATGCATTAAAGGGTGTGGAGAGGTAAATGTTAAAATACAGGAACCTATAATAGTTAATATTACAGAGAATAGTTCATACCAAAAAGCAATTTGGTCTGTTTTATAACTGTTTACCCAAAATTCTTTGAGTAAACGATACACTAAATCTTACCTGTTGCTACCAATATAGAATCGAGCAAGTCCAAGTCGTCTTGTAAATTTTTATAATTTCCTTTGTGGACAATGGATATTGCTTTGTTAATCATTGCTGGTTTTAATTCTAATTCTTCAGCTATTGATTTTACTGTATCTCTTAATCCTGTTTTTAGATCATCAACTTCACCTAATACTTGTGAGCCTTGTGAAATAATTTGGATTAGTTTTTGTTTTTCGCCGTCGTTAAAGTTTCTTACTGCCATATGTTTCTCCTGTTGTTAATAACAGTATATAACAGTTCTAGATTATATGCAAATGTTTTTTATAAACCTGATAATTTTTTGATACGTGTTAATTCGGGCTCTTCTTCGGTAATGTGGTTATCTTTCATTATTTGATTTGGAGAGTTTATAAAATTATCAAGTTTTGCTAAACCACGTGAACCAGCTGAGCTTGGTGATACTATTTGTTCACCTGCACTAATGGCCCCTCTTTGACGCATTTTAGTAACATCATCGAGATACTGTTTATAGTTGTAAGGCATAGTGCTCATATTAGGTATTTATTCAGTTTCTACCAGCGTACGAAATCAGCTCTTTCACATCTAGCCAGTAATGTTCCAGGCTTAGGCATATTATTAAAAAAATCCATAGTTTCTATACATACTTCTTTAGTTGCGTACAAAGTTCGTTTACTTTCTTGCCAGCCACCGCCAGGTCCCGCAATAAAAAAATATATTATTAATACCCATTTCATCTTCTACTATTTAGAACTTTTAAATGAAAATTAATATAATAACTTATTTCTTTGTTGAATCTATTTTTGGCTCTTTTGGTGCAGGATCTAAGTCGTTTGTAAACTTATCTGTATCTACTGCTGGTTGAATAGCATCTATTTCAACTTCTTCACCGCCATCTTCTATTGCTGGTGTTTCTGGAGAAGGTGTTCCAGGATCTGGTAAAACTTCTTTATCTAAGTCTATTAATCTTTCTTCTGGTTCTTTTTCTTGAACTACTTCTGCGTTATCTTCTGGTTCTTTTTCTTGAACTACTTCTGCGTTATCTTCAGCTTCTTTTGCCTCTGCGTCAGCAATAACTTCTGTAGTTTCTGGAGTTTTGACAAGAATGTTTTTTTGTTCTTCATTGTAAATTGCTTCATTGTCTGAGAAAGTATTGTATAACTCAACAAGTTGAGCTTCTTCCGCGTTTTTAATATATTCTGCGATATCCGTTGAGATAACTTCTCTAAATGCTTTACTGTCATATGTTTGTTCTTCTTTTTGTTCTGCTTTTAATTCTGCTAGTTGTGTTTCTAAGTTAGCAATTTTATCTAATCTATTGCTTTCTTCTGTTACTGCTTTTTTAATACCTGTAGAAATAGAATCATCAGCATCAGATTCTTTTATTGCTTTAGCAATACTAGATGTTGGTTCTGTTTTGGTAATTTCTTCAACTAATATTTTTGCTTTTTTAGAAACTTTTATTGGCTCAACATATTCTTTAATTCCAGCTAGTTTGGCAATATCAGCTAGGCTAACATCTTTCTCATCTAATAGTCTAGGCTGGTCTGTTGCGGCCTCCAAAAGAGACTTTCTTTCTTTATCTGGAGTTATATTGCTCATTGCGTTTAAACGAGCTACCAAGTCTGCAAAATTATCATTGTAAGGTTTTTTATTATGTGCCATATGAGTATTTATATTTGTTACAGTTTTATTTAAGACGTTGATTTAACATATCAGTAAGTTTTGACTCATATGACGTTTCTGCTTTTAATGTCGATTGTTTCCATCCTTTTGCAAGATATTCATTATGTTTACTTTTAGGTATCATTATTGTTTTACCGTCTTTATGTATATATATTTTAGGTTCTGATGCACCTATTCTTTTTAAATCTACTGGTTGTACGCCATCCGTATCTTCATTTTTATATAGCTTTTTAATTTTTTCAAGTAGAGCAGGAATTCTCTCTTTAATAACACCAGCTTTAATATTAGCTTCATTATGTCTATCTTCTAAATGATCTATTGCCATTTTATATGAATACTCCAACATATATTCAGCTTCACCTAATGCTCTTGCTGGAGCAAATTCGCCTGCGTCTTCTTGTACTGATTCCATGCCAGTAGTAACTCCAAGCATTTTCATTGCTTTAGTAATTTCTTCTTCTCCAACAGCATCTACACCTATAATGTCTGCAAGTTCTTGTTTCATTGCATTTGTGATTGGTGCGTCTGCTTTGTCAAAATCTATGCCAGGAATCTCTTCTGCGGATCCGGCTAATGATTCTGCATCATTTGGATCCAGTTTTGGATTTTGATCAGCGATTGCTTGTCTTGCCTCACCAGATTCCATACCATCTGTTGGTACGCCTGACTGTACTAATTGCATATACCAGCCAAAAGGTAGTTTGTCACCATTTAATCCTTCATACTTGGAATAGTTTCTCCACCATCTTTTTAGTTCGTCTGCTTGTGCGTCTTCTTGTACTGATTCGTCTCCTCTAGCACCAGCAATTATAGGTCTAATTTTTTCAAGTGTATCTTCTAGGTCATCACCTGGAATAATTTTTTGCAAGTCGTTTATTAGTCCATCTGAGATTGGTGACATTTTCAAAGCGGCCCTAATGTCGTCATCTTCCCAATCTTCTTGTCCTTTGCCTAATTTTTCCTCTGCGGCTTTTAATTCATTTATCTCAAATATAAATTGTGTGATACCTAAATCAAATGCAAAATCATATAGTGCTTTAACTAAATTATCGTCTTCTAAATTTTTATATTGTCTATATTTTTCTGCCCATTGTTTAATTTTGTCTTCGTCTGCTTGTGCGTCTTCTGTTGCATTAGAATTTACGTCGTCGTATTTCGCTATTCGAGATAGTTCTCTATGATCGTCTCTTGCAACTGGTTCTTTTCTCATTCTAGCATTTTTAAGTCCCATTTTTTCTAATCTTTCTGGCATTTTAGTTACAATAAAGCTACCACTTTTGTCTTGTTCATCAAATTCGTATCCTACTAATTCCATTAATTCTTTAATTGCAAAGTTGTGATCAGATGAACCAAAACCTTCTCCGTCTGGCCAATCATCATATCTTTGTTCTAATTCTTGATGTGCTTGTTTCCATTCGTCTTTTAAATGAAACCACTCGTCTGCTGTTATAAAATCTTTCGTTAAAGCCATTCTCACTAAAGACAGTCCTTCAAATGGTGCTTCTTCTTTTACTTCTTTATGTTTAATGTATGCTTGAACAATTTTGTCGTCCATATCATGTAATGCTTTCCATTCTGGCATATCAACATATGGTTTTGCTATAGGATTGTTATGATCTTGTTCTATTGGACTTTCTTTTACTTCTGGTTCAGGATTATCTGGATCTGGTCTTGTAATTGCTTTAATATCTTTTGTTTTTTTACCAAATGGTACTTTTTCAACTGAACCACCTTTAGCAAGATATTGTTTCATTAATGCGTCACGTTCTGC